CCAAATGCCTGTTTATATAAATCTACGTTTTTATTAATATCTCTCCAAGTACGTAACACAATACTTGGCATTAATGAACGTTCACGTTCTGCATTTCTAGATAAAGAAGTTATAGGAGATGTCCAAATCATTAACATGAATGTATCGTATCCCAAATTTTCTAATTCCTGTTTTTTCTTTAAGAGGGGGTTTGAAGCACCACCAGTACCATCTATGATAACATTATTTAACCCTTCAAGCGCTTTAGTATATTTTTCTCTAGTTATTTTTTGGGCAGAACCCATTAATTTAGCAGCTTGAGATAATTCTTCAGGACTAAAATTCTTTTGATTCATCCCCATACCCGAAGATTTTAATAGTTCCTCATAAGTATCATCTATATTAATTATTTGGAATTTGTCTAAGGGGATTACTTTTTTAGAAATAAATGTTTTCCCGGATCCAGCAGGACCCGATAAGAAGATAGCTTTAGGTTTACCTTTTATTTCTTTTAAAAGACTTAGTAATTTAATCATACCCATAAATATGACAGATAATATAATAGTTAAACCTAACTTTTAAGTTTTACACTGGTTGGAAATGATAAAAAAGCGGGTTTATTATTTTTGTTTTCCATTCTGTATATATCTAATATGCTTGAAAAGAAATTCCAATTTTCTTGAATAGAACGAGGAGATTCATAAATTTCCCATCCTTTTCCGCTCATTATTTTTTGATTTTTATCAGGTCCTCTTTTACTTGATTTTAACCAAATTACTCCTGTGTTTTCTATTTTTTCTTCAAATGTTTCATTCCAACATACTGCGTATGCTGCTGTTTGTAAATCATATGATGTATGAAGATTATTAGAGGTTTTTATATCTAATAACCAAATTTTTCCATCTATTTCTAATACTAAATCACATGTACCCGCTATTTTATGGACGTCTGAAAAGAGATGTATTTCTGAATGGATTAGTTTTGGTTTATGGGTTTCCCAAAAATCAGCAAATTTTAATATCATCTTCCATACTTCTAAAGAATAATTAGCATTACCATATTCGTTTACCCACAATATTTCTTCTCCTTTAAGATATCTTTCAATAGCATCATGTGTATGAGTACCTTCTTTAGCTGATTTATATGCTATGTGTTCAGCATTAGAACCTACTTGCTTAATCCAGTCTTCAAAAAATTTACCTTTTGGAAAATATTGTAATACTGATGTGATAGAAGGATAATATAAGTTATTTCTTTTATAAAAACGAGAGTCTAAAAAGTTAACTTGTTTTGCTTCTTTATCTATTTCTAGAATTCTTGTGATTGTTTTTTTATAAACATGTGTATCTTTCTCTATTAACATTATAATGATAATTTTGCTTCCATTAAATCAAAATAACTTAATGGGTTTGTATGTTGAATTAATTCTGTAAACCTATTAAAGCCTAACTCACTTGGGTCTTTTCCGTCTATTTTTACTAAATACACTTCCTTTCCTTCATTAATTAGATTTTCACAAAACTTAACAGATTGTTTAATAGCGTCTTTGTCAAGTGCTATATATATTTTTTTTACTTTAGAAGTAATTAATTTTTTCATTAAACTATTTTGGATATTTTTCCCTAATAGTGGAATAACATTACGTTTAATTGCTAATGCATCAAACATTCCTTCACATATTATTATGGGTAAATCCCAATTTATAAATAATTCATTAGCTATTATATCTCTTGATACTTCAGGATTTTTAAATTTTATAAATGAATCTTTATTAAAGGAACGGGCTGTAAAATAATTAATTTTACCATCTGCATCGTATGATGGGATAATTATCATATTATTATATTCTCCAGATTCGCAGAACCCTATGTTATGTTTTACAATATCATATTCTTTTACTCCTCGTTTTTTAAGATATAAAAGGGCATGTTTAGCAATTATATTACTTTTAGGAACATTAATCAATGATTTAAATTCAGTAGGTAATGATAATTTCTGAATGAGTGGAATTGTAGGATTAAATGAAGAAGTAGATGTAACTAATTTTCTTAACTCATCATATTTCTCCGGAGCTACTCCTATTTTCTTAAATAGATTGTATATTTTTTTACCCTTTGTAAGACAAGTCCAGCAATTCCATGGATTTAATCCATCCGAGTTTTCGGTGAAGTTAACTTCTAATTTTTTCTTGCTATGATTACAAAACGGACAATGATAAGCATAATTATTACGTGATGTGGATTTACCTACACCTAATACTGAGTTTACTAGACTTATTAATAACTGATTAGTCATACTTATCAATATAATAATAATATTTTAGTTCTCCAAATCTTTTCTGAAGTATCTAGCCTGTATGTTTTCGTTTAGTGCTTTTGGGTTACGTAGCACTTCGGATTTGAATTGGTATTCGGCTTCTAAAAAACTTAATTGTTTAGGACTATATGCATATTCTAATATTTCCCTCCTAAATACTTGTGAGCCTTGTTCTTCTACCATTTTATGTATTATCTTAGAAGATGACCAATATGTTATCCAGTCACTTTCTTCGTATTTTACTTCTTTGGTTTTTTTACGTCCTTTTCCTTCTTGTAATGCTTGAGCTTTTTTACCTATCTTTTTAGTCTTCTTTAGTTGGAGATTTTTACGTCCAATATAAAATTGATCTGTTTCTAGGTGAACTATTTGATAGATGAACCCGAAAGTATTATCAGGCATATCTGATATAGATGTAACCTCTTTTTCTTTATATAACCACATTTTTAATTTATTTTTAACGGTCAAGTGATACAATGATATTCGTATCCGTTGTTTTGGATAGGGGTAAGGGTTGAGCGAGTTTGGCTACAGCTAATAGTTCTTTATTATCATTATATAACCCAATAGTAGTTATATGAGGCTGAAATACTGAACCCGTAGCAAAATCATTTAAGTTTTCTGAGGGAGTGTAGTAATTATAGAATGACCCAGTTATAGGTGTACTTCCTGAGGTTACAGATGGATTTAATGTAAAATTAAATTCACTTTCTCTTATAGTACATTTATATTGAGTTTCGTAAATAGTAAGAGATGATTGGAATGAACAAGTTGTACTTTGAACTGAACTTGTTATGTTAGTTAAGATTGAAGTTGATACTCCATATATAACGGCAATACCATGTTCATAAAATATATTACCATAAGATAATGATGCAGAGTATGGTATAGTTATACTTCCGGACTTTATATTTCCCTCTCCATCGTCATAAAACGAACCACTCTGGCATTTAAAAATGAATGTAGATGGTTTAACATAGTTACCGTAATAAGTGGAAGGAATTGATATAACAGCTATTCTATCATCAGATGCTGTTGGGAAGTTTTTAGGAAATGTTAGTGTTGTAGGTTGATAGTTTTCATACATTCCTGGAGCTTGAGGACCTCCTACGTATCTATCTCCTTCAGAATCTCTCCCAGGAATTAAAGTGGCTCTATTAACCGGGTCTCCATAACTTGAACTTAAATAATTTGAATAATATAGTTCTTTTATGGAATTATAAATTAATCTTTGATATTGACCACTAGATGTAGGATCAGCAGTTGGAGAAAAAATATAATTAGTTATATTTGTACCTGTGTATCTATCTATTTGAGATGCTAAACTCCCGGTAAATGAGAAACTCTTATTTACTTCAAAGGGAGTAACAATTATGTTAGATGCTAAAAATGGTTTATAGGCACTCATATATTATTTTTATATAAGTATATACTAAAAGTCTAATTTGAGACGCACAAGTGCTTCTTTCGTAAAGTCTTTTAATAAAGGTCTAGATAATTTAGCAACTGCTAATAATTCATTAGTATCATTATAAAGTCCAATTGTAGTTACATATGTTTGAGGTGCATCAATAAATGAACTATATACTATCTCTCCAGTTGAACCTGATATATAACTTGGATTTTCTGAATAGTTGAACTCAGCATTTCTAGCTCTAATGAATATAAAATCTGAGGTAATTGTTTCTTGACTATTTAATTTAAAATTAGCTCCTCCACTTATGGCTGAATATAAACTTGCGTTTGGAGTTCTGTTAGGTGTTACTGAACCTGATGATGAACCACTATATTGTAAACCAATATCTCCACTTACAGCATAATCTGATAGTGCTTTAGAGTTTAAAATTATAGTTCCAATATCCGGTAAGAACCAACCATAAGATCCTGAGTTTTTAGAATATCCATCTGCTGTGTTTCTAACTGAAGTAGAGCCTATTAATCCTTGAGATCCAGTAATTAATTGAAATACTCTTCCAGCTTCATTAAATGAAACTGAAGAAACATATGCCGCATTATCAGTTAATGTTATAGAACCTGATGAGCCAGATATTGTTAATGCTAAAGACCCTAATAATAATTTTTCTTTATATCTTGTTCTATCAATTGATAAAACATAAAATTCATCCGAAACCACTGTTCCAAAAGCAAAATTTGTATTTTCATCTCCTATTACTAGGTTTTGGAATTGACCATAT